TATGTGATCTTAATCTTATTACTAAGATAAAAAGAAAAAATAAAACCAATGCATACAAGTTTAATTTTAATAAGGTAGGGGACTCAGTAGTCCCATATGATCAAGCGAGTAGGGGACTCAGTTCAGTCCCATTGGAAAGGACTCAGCTTAGTCCTATTGGAAAGGACTCCCAAGAGTCCTCTAATAATATAATTAAAGATATATGTAATGATAATATACTTGCATTTGAAGAATTTTGGAAAAACCTGAAAGGCCATCTATAACTTTATTAGCTCTGTCACGGTGCCACTTACTAATGTTGTTAGCATTTTCAGTTTCAAATTGTTGAGCTTGGGAGGTATTGAAGCGAGAGGTTCGAGATAACCTCTGAATATTTTCTTCGTAACTCATTCAAACCCTCCAGCTATACTACCTACAGCTCCGAATATAGCCCCAAGCGGACTTGGTTTAGCTTCTAACAAAGGTGCTACTGGAGCATGACCATGGATAGGTGCATATCGTACCTTCTCATACATGTCCCAACTATCCCACAGTGTTTTATCTCTAGCTCTTTCGTTAGCATCGTGAGTACTTTTTTCAGCCATTAACATTTCATGTACATATTCAGCTTTCTTAAAGCCCATTTCTTTAGTTGATTTACCAGCTAATCTTGCAGCCGTGGCTCCAGTCTGAGTGCCAGCATAATCATTTTGGTACATTTCACGTATAGCTCTTTCCATTTTAAAGCCACCTTTAGCAAATATTTTATCTAATTCACGATCATTATCTCTCCATTGATTGATCATATTCTGATAGAGTTGATCTTGCTTTACATCTTCTGATAATTGATCTTGTTTGTACTGAGCATTATCTAACATGGCGTCAGTTAAATACTGTACATTTTGTCTTTCAAAGTTTTTTAGTTTGGCTTTGTTACGAGCTCTTTGTCCTGCAACTTCAGCTTGATAGCCTGCTATGGCTTGGCCTACTCCTGCGACTGCTCCAATTGCGGCTGCTCCACACATAATTTACAAAATTCTATAAAGGTTATATTATTGGGACCATGTTTAAGTTCCCGTAGAAACTTAAATCCCAGAAACTTTAGAAGTTTTAGATGAGCGGTGTTCCGTTTATCTACAATGTTCCAAAGGAGTTTATCTTCTCTGCTATCAATCCATTTCTTTGCTTGTCTAGCAAATAAAATAGGTGAATCATGGATGACGTTAGTACATAACATCCATATTAAACCACCTTCTTGTATACCTGCAACTCCGGCAATCCTGCCGTCTGCATCAGTAAAGTAAACGGTTTCACCATTGAAAGCAGAAATGGGTATATGGAGAAGTGGGTATTGGCCGTGGCCTTCAAACACTTCTCTATAATCATCATCTCGAAGATTAGAAGCTACATGAACAGCAGCTTCCATTGTAATAGGGTGAATGTATTTAGACACGTGAATAGTATTTAGGTGAATAGTCACCCTCCCAATTCATTGAATGTATAGTGGCAGGTGAAGGGTGATTAGATTTAATTTGTACTGTTAGGTTTGTGTTTCTATCATAGACTGGTATAGTATGTAGGTAATTACTTGCAATAGCAGGTGTACTAGCTAATATGTTATCCCACTCTTTAGATTCAACTGTATATGTATAATCATCTCTACCTTTACGTTTTAACGTAACATCTATAACACCTACAGCTCCAAAGTCAAAGTTCATCCTATGTATCACAAGAGACCCACGTGTTTCGGAAGCCTGTTTATCTCCCACTGGTCTCATCATGTATATAGTAGGTAGTTCGACTTCAAATTCATACTCATATCCTATCACAACATCAGTGTTAACTGAGCTTGTAGAGGCACCAGCTTCAGTAGAAGTCTTCCAATTACCAGGTAAGGTAACCACTTGGTTAGGGGCAGACCCTGAAATAGCAGAAGCAGGTATATCATAACTCTTTCCTAATGCATCACTATCTGTTATACAGTATGCAGAAAGGTTTCGAGTACTATAATAACCGGCTCCTAATGTAAATGTTGTTACATCAGTTGCTCCGTTATATGTTAAGTCTCCAGAAGCAAAGGTTTTCTTAGTATCTAGATGTACCCTATTATCATCAGGTGCAGTACCTATCATATGGGTATCTGATTTAATTTTTATGTCAAATTTTTCAAAGGTAAATGTAGAACCTGTATTCAGTACTGCATAATATACGTCATCAATGATAGTATGATAGACTAAATTATTAGGTAAAGTCCATCTAAACCATGCAGATTGAGTCCTCCTACCTTCTGAAATATAGAATTTATAACCCCATACTTCGTTAGAAGCTGTGTGTAAGGTGCTATCTACTGCAAATAATACTACATTATTCTCCACTGAACCAGTCATCATACTGGTATTAACAGGGAATAAATTATAAACACTTTTACTTTGCTCTGCAATTGTAGGTTCTTCTCTTTGAGATACAGAAGCCATTTCAAAGAAACGGGTATTCTTAGCTGTGCTATTCAAAAACCCTATAGTAATACCTAATTCAATAGGACTAGTATCAGGGTTAAAGGCGTGTGAGGATAGGTAACTAATCTTAGCAGTCTCAGGAGTCAAGAGAGCCTCGGCACCTGAACTTAATAAGAACTGTTCACTAGCACTAAAAATAACTAAACCACCAGCTTGTTCAACAGCGTCAAATAATTTGGTTGGATATGTAGAGCTAGACTGTAAATCAATGGGATCTGCATTGGAAATTGCCATTGCAGTTTTGTTCCAAAAATTATAGAAGTCATTAACTCTAGATAAAATAACATTTTCAGCACTTAACATACATATTCTATTACGGAAGAATATCATCTTCTGAATAGTCTGACCTATGAATGAAGGTTCTGAGTTTGTAATGTCATCACCACAGTCTCGTTTACCCCAATCAGGATAAGAGAATCTGAAAGCTCCATTAGCATGAGAAGTTGCGGAATCTCCATTAATTGAGAATGTACCTGGAAGCACCCTAGTAAGGGCTATAGGCATCGTAGTGTTATCTATCTCTATATCTTTATTAGGTTCAACTACCTCTTCCCACACGCCCTCTCCAAAGCGAGCTGGTGTGAATGTGCAAGTTCCTGATGTAGTCCCATTATGTGAGTTACCAGCAAGAACAAAAGTATTAGTTGTTACACTAGAAACAGTATGAAAACCATCTTCTGCATTACCACTAGTTGAATCTAATATAACTTGATCACCATTAGCAAGTCCATGATTAGCACAAGTTACAGTCACATTTGTAGTTGATTGAGCGTAGGTACCAGTTTGTGTTAATGGATTTTCATCAGTATCTTCTATACCTTCTACAAAGAATTTAAGAAAATAATCATCTTGATTTTCTTCACTATTTACTATACGAACTACATAACCATGACGACATGTACTAGGTAGATCAGCTGAAGTATTAGCTTCACTTGTAGTAATACTCATCAAGGTTTTTTCAGGTGTTGTTACACCGAATTTTGTAGCACGATATAAATGTAAACCGTTGCCAACAATAGTACATGTAATACCTGTACCAGATATTGTATCTATGGTTTGTTTTAGATCACCTAAAATACCAGCTGCAGATACATGCTCATCAGCATTAGAAGATGTAGGTTGAGGACGTACCATCGCTACATTAGCTCTAGAAGTTATAACTACATGGCTTTTAATATTTATAGTAGTAGTAAGTCCTTTATCAGAAGTATGGACATGAGTATCATCTGTTTTCCAACCTTCTCCACCAAATTGTAATTTAGCATAAGTTTGGTATGTGTCGTGATAGTTATCATTAGTATCATTATCACCATCTTCATCAGGTTGAGGTGTGCATCTAGCATCCATCTCATACCTAAGATTAGTTTTATCTCTTGTCCATGCATTACCGTCAACCCAAGCTGCACTTGTATCAGTTGAAGTATTATCAGGAGGTGATGCAGTATGGAATGGGTTTCCAGATGTATTAACTGTTACATATTCTCTACCAGCTCCATCGCAGTCTCCATTACCTGGCTGATTAGTTCCTGTAGAACTTGTACCATCAAGAGATACATCTTCCTCAGCTGATATACCTGTAGCACGTGGGTAAGAATATGTTGTGTTATTAGCAGGATCATATATATCTAAAGCATACTGTTTACCATATGCTATACTATCAAGTTGTATGAAAGCTTCAAATGGTTGAGTAGGAGATTTAGATGCAGCATCTCTTTTCATCGCAACTACCTTTTTTCTATTAACAAAGAAAGTAGTTTCGTTAATTGTTAATGGTTGAATATCAGAAGATTTCTCATCTGATTCTGCAGTATTATCTAAATAAGTTGCAACACCTGAACCAGCAATATTTGCATAATCCACGGGTATCTCAACACCATCACTACATCTAAATATTTTAACACCTCCATCAGCTGCAACTTGTCCAATATAGGATTCATCATCTCTTGTATAAATAGTAAACCATTTTGAATTTGAACTAGTTGATGGTGTAATCGCTGATATTAGTTGACTGCCAGGACGTTTAGTTAATTGTTCTACCACATCAGGTAAACCATTAACAAGATCATTTACTTGACCTGGAAACTTCTTTTCATCTGGTTGTTGACTGATACCTAGCACGTAGTTAGGTATCTTCTGGGTAACACTAGCCATTATCTTCTAAGCATTTGATAAGGTTTATAAGGTTGATAAGCTGACTCATCTGGCCAACCAAAGAATGAATGATCACCTTGATTACATTCATATTCCATACATGCGGCTCTAGCTTGTAATTCGTATGTTGATAACATCTGTTGTAGTTGATTATTAGATACTAACTGTACAGCAGCTCGACCTGATGCTTTATAGATTATATATCTTTGAAAGCAAGTAGGGATATCCTCAAAATTAAGAAGTCTTACTTTATTCACATAGAAGTAATCATCATCTGGGTATTCAAAGGTATGATTCACTCTATCATATAATTTCCATAAACCATCAGAATCCTTTCGTCTTACAAAGTCACGGGTTCTATCCCATTCATCTGTATTATCTATACGAATAACATCTGATTCAATAATAATTTTATTATCACTAGTATTAACATTTTCTTTTATATGGTATTCAAGATTAAAAGTCCAACCCTCATTCTGGACATCTTGATTTACCTCTTTCAATATATTATATATGAAAGATATTTCAGGGTTATTAAAATCGATACCAGAGATAGGGGCTTGACCAATACTACCAAGAATTGCATTCACTGCGGATAGTTCGGTATCGATGGTTACAGTCGTGGTAGTCATAGTTA